AGGAGTTGTCCAACCACCTCAAGATTGCTGGACTGGCTCTTAAAAACAACACCAATATTAACTAGGACTACAACCCCTTGTGTATTCGCACATACAGGGGCACAATACCTGGACCGGGAGTCCTATGGCAGCTAAATCACAGTCAGAGTTAGAACAGACCATTGAGTACATCAAGACCAATCTTGGTTCCTTTTCTCGGGCTGAAAGGGAAAAGGCTCTTGAGGTTCTACAGAACTACAACGTCACGAAGGCCAGAGACAATTTCTATGTTTACGTTTGTCTTATGGCTGAAACTTTTCTCGGAACTGATTTCGAGGACGGACCCCACATTCGGTATCTGTGTGAGACGTTGCAGTCCATGGAGCAAGGTGTTGTAGACGGTAAGCCAAAGAGGGTCCAGATTTCCATGCCCCCTCGTTCCATGAAGACGGTGTTGTCAAACCTGTTTGTATCGTGGTTGTTCGGGAGGCACCCTGAGTGGAAAATCCTTCACATCTCTCACACCCAGTCCCTTATTGAGGACGTATCGGGCAGGCCTATTCGCGACCTGATGAAAACGTTCGAGTATTCCCGTATCTTTCCCCGGACACAGTTGAAGAAGGACTCACGGTCGGCAAAGAGGTGGGAGACTACGGCAAACGGTATCTATTTCTGTGCTGGCGTAGATGGCAAGATTGCAGGCCGTGGTGCAAACATCGTGATCGGGGACGACATGATGGCCGACCACGCGGCCAAGTCCAAGACGGAGCGGGAACGTATCAACCGGAACTACGTGCCCATGGCCCGCTCTCGTCTGTGGCGCTACGGCTCGGAGTTGATGATTGGCACAAGATGGCACGTCGATGACCTTCTGGGGTTCTTGCAAAAGCTGGACGGCACCACGGAGCGCCCTGTGCCGGGGTCATCGAGGCCGTGGGAGATCGTGTCCATACCGGCGATCATTGACGAGAAGGCGTCAAAGCTGCTTGGGTTGCCGGTCGGTTCGTCTTATTGGCCGGACACAAAGCCTCTCGATGAAATCAAAGACCTCGAACGGTCCAACTCCTCGGAGGACTGGAACGCCATCTACCTTCAACGCCCGGTTATTGAAGAAGGTAACATCTTCAAGAAATCGGACTTCAAGGTGTGGGACCACTCGGAACCACCTTCCAACATCAAGTTCATTCTGGTCAGCATGGACACGGCGTTCTCGACAAAGGAGTCGGCTGACTTCTCGGCCTTCACCGTGTGGGGTATCTTCGAGCGGAACGAGGTGGTCAAGTTTGGCATCAACCTTGGCCGGGAGATAGTGGTGAACCATCTGTGTTTGCTGGAAGCCCACCAAGGCAGGTGGAACTTTACCGATCTGTTTGAAAAGATTGAAGAAATAAAGGAAGCCTATGACCCGGACATCTTTGTCGTGGAGAACAAGGGGTCAGGCCAGACTGTCATCCAGGAATTGTTGAGGAGAGGTTGGCCTGTCCACGGATACAATCCGACCGTAGACAAGATCACGAGGGCACACGCTGTGACCCCCATTCTTCGGTCAGGACGGGTCCACATACCCAACAAGGGGTTTGCAAAGGAACTGATTAATGAGTGTCTGGCATTCCCTAACTACAGCCACGACGATTTAGTCGATTGCGTCTCTCAATCCTTGTTATATCTCAGGGATACATTTGAACTGTCATCCAACAAATGGGTCCAGGAGATTGAGGAGGACTTGGACTCTAAGCCTAAGTACTCCTCGGGCAAGGCTACCTATTGGTCCCTTGTGACTGGCAACGTTTAGCGATATAGTCAAAGATGACAAATGGGATCATTGGTATAAACAATAACGTATAAACGATTATACCGAAGATCATAAAAAGGTCTAGCAACAGGCTAAGGCCTAGAAACACAATCCTTTCGAGCAAGCCTTGGTGTTGAACCAGTCCAGGGAATACCTCATGCGGGCCATGGCTCCATTCCTTGAGGAAGTTTGAACTCTGGATAAACTCTTTCAACATGGAACGTATCTCCTTTGGGTCTTAAGGTATCACACACATAAAACATCTAGGGATACCGAGGACGTATGTCAAGGGGAATACTTCGGACGTATACCGGGGGCGTAGTCCACAGGCGTAGTCCTTAGAACGATCATAAGGGACATTACTGTGGACCGGGGGAACACTCCACAGCACATTCCTTAGTACATACCCATACATTAGTGTAGATATAAAAGAACCCCTAGGGACTAGATTCCATAGGGGTATTATAGGGGTATTTCCTTTCCTTTGCTTGGCGCACCCTACACTATCGGACTATGTTGCCGCTAGAGGGCAATCGAAAATCCCGGAAAACATAGGCACACAGAACTTCGCGCATTTCGTAAACACAGGAATGTGAACACTGTTCACTTTTACCCTTGTTCTTTTTTATCTAATGGAATCAATAGGTTGCACACTAATAGGACAGATATGTTGACATATATTTAGGTTGGTGTTTTTACCCCTTTGTTACAACTTGCACACCTTGTGTCAAACCAAGTATTTCTTGATCCGTGCCCATCAACCAGTTCCAAACAACCTCACCACAATACGATAACGATGAACCCGGCCTTGGTGCCGAGGAGATGGAGATTGAGTTCGAGGACGGGGAACTTGAAGTTGAAACGGCTGATGAAGAAGATCAAGAACAACTGGCCCCGGAACCTTACGGGGTGGACACCCACTTTGAAGACCTCACCTATCTGTTCGATGACGACGAACTGGACCGCTTGGGACAGTCGGTCCTTGCTGCCGTAGAGGAAGATGAACAAACCAGGTCCGTGTGGATGGCTAACGCTATTACGGGCCTTAAACTCCTTGGTCTGAACCTCGGGGACCAGTCCGGGGCCATTGTCAACGGCGGGTGTTATGCAACCCACCCTCTTATCCTTGAGACGGCAATCAAGTTCCAGTCCAAGGCGTCCACGGAACTGCTTCCAGCTTACGGTCCTGCCGACACCAAGATCATCGGTAAGAAAACCCAGGAAAAGATTGACCGGGCTGGCCGTGTGAAGCAGCACTTGAACTACCAGCTAACAGAAAAGATGACCGAGTTCTACCCTGACTCGGAAAAGACGTTCCTTTTCTCGGCTCTTTTTGGGGATGCTTTCAAGAAAACATGGTATGACCCGGACAAGAGGCGTCCTTGTTCCATCTTTGTCCCCGCAGATCAGTTCATTGTGTCCAACAACACGACCGATCTTTGCTCGGCAGAACGTTACACCCACACACAGGCCCTCTCGGAACGCACCGTAATGAACCGTATGACCTCCGGGTTCTACAAGTTCTACGAGATGCCGCCTGAAGCGGACCCCACGGAGCCTGATTACACGGCGGGTAGCACGGGCACGGCCATGTCGGCTGGCACTCTTGCCCCTTACGACATCAAACTGTCTGAATTTGCTGAAGAATTTAACAACATCATGGGTGTCCAGAACGGTCAGACCGGCACGGGCTTCCTTGTTTACGAACATTTCTGCTATTACGACTTCAAGAACAAGCCGGAACTGAAGGATGAGTTCGGGCGCAAGGTGCCGTATGTGGTTACTGTGGACTCCGAGAGCGGAAAAGTACTCAGCATCCGGCGTAACTGGGCTGAAACTGACCCAATTGACAAGAAACGCCTCGATAACTTCACTCAATACGGTTACATTCCTTCGTTCGGGTTCTATTCGTTCGGTCTGATCCACATTCTGGGTAACGTCCAGATGGTTATGACCGCCCTTCTCCGGTCACTGGTGGACTCTGGTATCTTTGCCAACCTCCAAGGCGGCATGAAGGTCAAGGGACCACGCATTACCGGGCCTACTGAGGCGTTCCAGATGGGTGAATACCGGGATGTAGAGGTTCCGCCCGGTCAATCCATCCGTGACGTGCTTCTTCCACACCAGTTCAAGGAACCAAGTGCAGTAGTCCAGGCACTTCTCGTGTATCTGGACCAGCGTGGCGGGGAGTTTGCCAATTCTACGGACCAGATTCTACAAGGCTCCACCAACTACGGCCCGGTGGGCACGACTATGGCGCTTCTTGAAGCAGCAGGTAAGATGTATGCCGCCATTTACAAGAGGTTTCACAAGGCCCAATCGAACGAACTGAAGATTATTGCGTCCCTTAACTATCATTTCATGGATGTCGAGGAAGGATACCCGTTCGAGGTCAATCTACCCGAAGGCAAGGACGAAGGTGTCGTCTACCGGGAGGATTATGACCCCAAGCAGGTGTCGATTATCCCCGTCTCGGACCCTAACGTGTCGTCTCAGGCCCATCGTATCTCGATTGGCAACGCTGTCTTGGACGCAGCTACCAAAGCAAAGGGAACAGACCCTTCTCTTGCCATTGATTTCCCCGTTCTCCTCAAGGCTTACATTCAAGACCTGGACCCGCAACGGGATGTCAACGAGATTATCCGTCCTCCGAAGGAAGCCAAGCCCCTCGACCCGATGTCGGACCTGTTTGCCGTGATGAACGGTGAACCCATCAAGGCGTTCGAGGGTCAGGACCATCAGGCCCACATCATGTTCAAGCAGGCGTGGCTGGATGACCCCGATCAAGGCGGTTCCAAGGTCATGCAACAGTTCTCTCCCCAGATCATTGCCAACATACGGGAACACGCCCTCATGGCGTTCCAGGAAAAGGTTGGAGCCATGGTCACTGGTGTTGCTTCGGACGAGCAATCGAAAGAAATGCTCATGGCACAGGCAGCCCAACAGCTATCCCAGATGGCGCAGCTTGCCAAGACGCAGGACACACCCGAGAACAAGGTGGCCGATGCAGTTCTCAAGGAAGCTGAAGTCAAGGCCGGACGCCTTAAACTGGAGGAGAAGAACGCAACGTTCGAGAACCTGATGAAACTGGTCCAGAACGTCATTGCTGCCTCTCGTGAACAGAACCGTGCGGCAGAGAGTGAGTCCAAGGTCGATGTTGACCAATTGGCGCTCCTCAAGGACTTCATGCTAAAGAGTGAAGAAATAAAACTGAAACGCAAAAAGGACTAATCCTGCCGTGATTAGCAAAAGATACCTTCGGAAAATCCAAGAACATCTTCCGAAGGTTCCCGCGATGGGGCAATCCGAGCCTTACTCGTGGATTTTCGATGGTTTGTTTAATGACTACATAGACAAACTGCTTGGGATGCTTACCGTCCCGGATGATCGTTTAATGCAACACAGACTAGAGCTTCGTGAACACATGCGTATCATGGAAGACCTTACCCTCAAGATGAAAAAGACGGGTAGGGATTATGACGGAGCCGACCTCGATGAGGACCAAGAAGAATGACAGCACTACGCCGACTGGCTGACGACGAAACCATCAACGACAATACCGATGCCGCTATCCCAACTCCCGATCTATCCGATTTCCCGGTGTTCGGGGATAACGTCCTTATCCGCCCGTATCAACCTCCAGCCGCCATTCAACTAAAGGGTGGTGGTTCGATCATTCTTCCACCGAAGGTTGAGGCAGACAAGGCCTATCTCCAGAACGTGGGTCAGATCGTGAAGATTGGTAATCTTGCATGGCATGACCCCAACTGCAAGAAGGGCGAGGAGAACTATCCATGGGGCTATTTCAAGGGTCCGTGGGTAAAGCCCGGTGACTGGGTGGTCTACAGCCGCAACTCAGGCCAGAAGATCATGGTTCACGGGATCAAGATGCTTCTTTTGAAGGACACGTTCATCCTTGCTTCGGTAACTAACCCGGAGGTCATTGATCCTAACTATCAGACTGTTCTGTTTGACAAACATGCCTGATAGCACAAAGACCGCCTATGATCTGATGATCGAACGTAAACGGACACAAAAAAAGGACAATAAAGATAAAAATGGCTAATGAAAACTGGGGCGAAATCAGCCTTGACAATCTGGACGAGCTACTGAAGGAGGTAGAGAACTTTGGTTCAAACAACGGCGTCAACACCGGGGCAAATAGCAAAGGCACCGGGAACAAAGAAACGAACAAAGGGGCAAAGAAAGCCTCTAACCTTTCAACCGTCCTTGAAGCAGAAGATGACGATGAAGATGAACAACAGGAAGAAGAGGACGAAGACAGCGAGAGTTCAGACCTAGCCCTACTAAACGAGGACGATGATGATGACGATGAAAACAACGTGGAAGATTCCGACGCAGACGGAGGTCGAGGTGACGATGCCAAGCGAGCCGACGATCTTGAAGAACTCCGTCGAGAAGCACAGGAAAATCAACGAGCGTTGGCAGAAGCCCGACTCGCCCTCCAGCGAGCAGAGCAGCAAGCCGAAAAAGCAACAAAAGAAAGATCGGCTCTACTACGAGGCAACCTTGAAGCGCAGCGGGATCGTTTCGACCTGACAGCAAAGACCCTTAAGGCCCAGATCATCAAGGCCCGAGAGGAAAGCGATTACGTTTCGGAGGAAGACCTTCGAGAGAAGCTTCAGGAAATCAACATACGTCGTATGGCAGTGACGGCTGATCTGGAGACTTTGGAGAATGCTCCGGTAGAGCAGCCAAAGGAAAAAGAACAGCAGGCACACCAGCCTAACCGTCCCCTTACCGTCTCTGACGATATTCCAAAGGCCACGAAAGATTTCATCAAGCGGAACGAGTGGATTACCTCCGCCTCGGACTCCGAGCGGATGGTTCTTGCAAACATGTCGCAGCTACTTATTGACCAAGGCGGTGATCCGTCAACGGAGGCTTTCTACGACGATCTTACCGAAGCTCTCAAGAATATCAAGGGGTTACGGGATAAGGTGGTTGCCAAGACCAAGACTGTACAGAAAGGTTCCCCTGTTGCGCCGAAGGCACAGACTTCGGAACCGACCAAGCGGACCAAGGTCTATCGTTCGGCTGATGGCAAGACCAAGGTCAAGGTCACAAAGGACGATGTGGAGATGGCCCGTCGCCTCGGGTTCGATGACCCGAAGCAGTATATTCGGGAAAAGGTCCGCCTTGAAAAGCAGACAGGCGGCCAGATCAACCAGTGGTCACAGATTGAAATTTGATAACACAGAGAAAAAAGGGAGATAAATAACTTGTAATGGTAAAGATCGCAACCAAGGCACAGGCTAACCACAAGACGGTGAAGCCCGTGTTTGCCACCTACGCAGCCCCACTCCAGACGGACATCCCTCTCGAACTTGAAGAATACTTTGAGAACCAGGGGTTTGCCCTCCGGTGGGTTCGTATCGTCAACCCTGAGACTGAGGGTGTCGATGTAAAGAACATTTCAAAGAAGCGGCGCTACGGATGGGAACCTGTGACACACAAGGAACTGTCAAGTCTGGGTATGCCCGGCCTCTCGGAAACCTTTGAAACAGGTAGTGACCCAAAGACCAAGGACTACATCGTTGTCGGTGACGTGGCCCTTTTCAAGCGCCAGACTGAACTATCCGAGGAACAGAAAGCCCACAACGAAAGTGAAGCGTGGCGTCAGATCAACGACATCAAGAGGTCGATGGGCGATCTGCGTCAGCACGGTATTCAGGCCAGCATGAAGTCAACTTTCAAGCAGCGTAACACTTCGTTCGGTCAGACCGTGGGGGATGCAGGGGAAGTCGATGGAGACGCTGAATAAATCCCCCCTAGCGTAACAAAGTTTCTACTCTGTATAAGTTTTAACTAAGCCCCGAGGCGTCCGTTGTTTGGCCGTTAACAAAAAGAGGGCGATGTAACTATAGTAACACATAACCCATATTAACAAATAGGGGCGCACCTCTTGGGTGGATAGATGATAAGACGGACGAGTAATCCTCCCCGCACATCTTCACCGGAGAAAGTGCGCCCTCTTTTCTTTTGGAAAGAGAGAATTAAGAATACATGGCTTGGAAGCCCGGACTAACTCCCGTCAGCCGCGTCGGTGCCGCTGATTCGGGTCAGATCAATTACTACCGCATTGCCAACGGCACGGGCGTAGCCTTCTACGCCGGTCAGCTTGTGGCCCTGTCAACCGATGGAACGCTTGCTCCTGCGACCAACACCACGGCTCCCGTGGGTGTGCTTGCTGGTGCTATGTGGATTGACGGCGTATCAAAGCGCCCTGTCCGCAGCCTGTACGTCCCCGCTGGTACTTCCACTGAAGGTGGTATTATCGACGGTCTGAACACTGTCAAGTGGGACGGCGTTATTGCTCAGGTCTATGACGATCCGCAGCAGAACTTCGTTGTTGCAGCCCTTGCCTCGGTTCTTCCCACGGCTCAGGGTTCTTACGCTCAGGTCGGTAACAACACCACGGGTTCCAGCTACTCGGGCCGTTCCAATGCCGCCCTGTCTCTTGGCACTGGCACCTCGGTCACGAACGCGGCTTTCCGCATCGTTGGTGTCGTCACCTATGACAATCAGGTTGGTGCAGGTGTCTCGGCAGCCCCGGATGAAGATGGCGATCTGTCCAATACTTGGCAGTCGGCTCTCACCAAGGTTCAGGTCATCATCGCCAAGCATCTGTATGCGCGCGATTAATTGAATAGAAACAAAGGAAAGTAGAGATAAGATATGACGATTACCCGCGCTAATATCGCCAAGCAGCTAGTTCCCGGCCTGAACGCCATCCTCGGTGTTTCATACGGTGAAAACTCTGGCGAGCACAAGGCACTGTTCGAGATCAAGAACTCGGTCCGTGCGTTCGAGGAGCAGGTTATGATGACCGGCTTCGGTATCGCAGCCACCAAGCCTGAAGGCTCGGCTGTGGACTTCGATGACGCACAGGAAACCTACACGGCTCGTTGGGATATGGAAACCATTGCTCTTGGCTTCCAGATCACCGAGGAAGCCATGGAGGACAACCTTTATGAAACCAAGGCCATGTTCCAGGCACAGCAGCTTGGCCGGTCCATGTCGGCTGCCAAGGAAACCAAGGCTGCCAACGTGTTCAACCTTGGCTTCTCGACCAGCCGCCTTGGCGGTGACGGTCAGCCTTTGTTCTCGGCCTCGCACCCCTCGGTCATCGGTGTCAACCAGTCGAACCTCATCACTGGCGATCTTTCCGAGACGGGCCTTCAGGACGCCATTACCCGCATCCGTCGCATGACGGACGACCGTGGTATCCTGATCAACGCCAAGGCTCTTAGCCTGCACGTTGCCCCCGAGAACGAGTTCACGGCGATGCAGATTCTCCAGACCGAGTACACCACGGTCAACGCCACGAACTCGACCACTGGTGTCACCAACCAGAACCAGATCAACGCGATCATGAAGGGTAAGTATTTCCCCCGTGGTTTCTTCACGAACACCCGCTTCGTGGACAGCGATGCCTGGTTTGTCAAGACGGACGTTCCGCTCGGCACGATCATGTTCAACCGTGTCAAGCTACAGACCGCCATGGAAGGTGAGTTCACGACCGGCAACATGCGCTACAAGGCCCGTGAGCGTTATGCGTTCGGTTGGGGTGACTGGCGCGGTTTTGTCGGGAGCGCTGGTAGCTAACCTTTTAGTCTAAAAGGGGGAAAATAGAATTGGGGGATGGCTTGGCTGTCCCCCTTTTTTCCTTTTTTTGTTAAACTAGCAAACAATAATATCAACAAAGTAAACTTGCGGACATCGTGGAAAGTCTCGGCCTACGCTCCCTTACCAAGCAAACAATTGCAACGGCTGGTAAATCCATTACCGGCGATGGGACACCTGTCGATCCGTTACAACTTGTCAACGATGAAATCAACCCCGGTAACTCCGAATATTACGGCACAGATGCTTCTGGTGTAAAAGGGTTCTTTCCTATTGGTGGTGCTGGCGGCACTCCCTCTGATATACCTGCCCTTCCTCTTGGCGTCTCCGGTGCCC